CATCTGGTGTTCTTAACTTCGATTCTGATGCTTTCCTAACTCACGCTACTGACCTTTACCCTGATAACTTTGGAAAAGGTTCAGATGATGGACGATTTGTTGTTAACGATCAACTCTACATTACAGGTCGTTCAACAGCCATTGGTTCAAACGAAGCAGTCAACGTCACTGTTCGTGTAAATGCATCTATTGTTTCTCTTAGTGCAAAAGACTTCATGGCTATTGCAATCCAATCAACAGCTGCAGACAACTGAGGTGTACTCAGTGTCTATTGATGAAGTTATCAGATTGCTACGGGAAATAAAAGACCTTGGCGATACTGGTAAAGAAACAGTAAGCAAGGCTAAGTCTACTGCAAAGAAAGCTAAGTCTGTTGCTAAGAAAGTAAAGCGAGCACCATCTGCGTATAACAAATACATGAAGAAGAAGATGGCATCTCTCAAGAAGAAACATCCACGCAAGAAACATGCAGCTATCTTCAAACAAGCTGCAAAGTCTTGGAAGAGATCACCAGATAGAAAGAGGTCGATGAAATGAAGAAGTTGAAAACATATTTGCCATATGCGTCGTTTAATCAAACTGCTCCTTTACAATGGTCAGTTGATCCAAGTACTCCTGGTAACTGGACACTTCTAACACCTGGCGTATTCGCTGGTCAAAGTGTTATTGATTTGGCAGGATTGTCTATGGATTCAAAAACTGTATATCCTCAAGCAGCAAATGTTCAAACTGCTTATCCAGCATCTGGAAGCGGTCAATCAGCAGGTGATATCATTCAACAAGTAGATCTAATGACAAGTATACCTTTGGCTCTTGATACAACTAATATTGTCGATTTCTTATTTGGATTTGGTTTCCCTGGTTCTCATCAAGATTACGAGCATGTCATTTATGCTCGTACGACATTCTTTACTTTTGATTTAGATTATGCCCAAGCTACTCCAGTTGTTACTCATCGAAGTCAATATGGTTCACTTGAACCAACTGCTAGTGATCGTATTTACTGTTACAGAATTGTGGCTATGCCAACTAATCCATTAGTTACTAATATTCAAATCCCAGCAGGTAGGTTCCTCATCCTTGCAGATACAAAAGAAGAAGAAGAGTTCCAATACCTAATGAGACTAAAGCGCAGTTACGAACTTCAACAATCACACGATGAGGATTAACATGGTTCATTGGTTTATTGATCCATTCTTTGAAGGTACACCTGTCAAAGACGCTGGTGGACGTTACAAAAAGAAAGTTGATGAAACTAAGAAGAAGCGAGAAGACAGACTTGAAGCTCAAAGAAAACGCAATAGAGAAAAAGCAAGTAAAAAAATAAGAGAAAACTTCGAAACTGTTGTAGACTTCTTATTCGATGATCCTTCCTTACCTTTTGCTGTTTTATCTCCAGTAGTTCGACCTGTTCTTATCGGTGCTGAAGCTGCAACAATTGTTGCACCTTGGTTAGCAGAAAAAACAATTGAAGCAGGTGGTGTTGGTGCTCTTGAATTATATACTCCAGAAATACGACGGTATGAAGATACCGCGCTCGTAGGAATGGGGGGCATGATAATATGACTACTGAAGAAGAAACTCTAATTGAAGAAAAGAAAACACCAACTACAAAGTTTGCCGAATGGCTAATGGCTCGAGCAGAAAAGAAAGAAGCGAAAGAAACATCCTTGGAATCATTGATGAAGTTCAACGTCTTTCTTTCAATTGCTACATTGGTCTCGGTTGCTGGAGCAACTGTTGCAGATTATGTTTTGATGGCTTGGCTCTGGATTTAATCACCTCCTGTGCCGAGAGGATGGATTTGAATCCATCCTCTTGGCTTTGGATTTAATCACCTGTGTGTCGCTCTGGTGAATCCTAGACCAGTTGGATCGTCGCATGGACGATTACGTATGGAATTGATGCAACAACATCTGATGCACATTCCATTCCATCGCTTTACTTTTATTTGCATTGTACACCGAGACTTTAATCTTCGAGTTTCGAGAAGACAACCTTGACAAATATATTTGTCAATCATTCAAATTCCTCAAGTGTAGTTTGATTCATAGCTTGTGCAATGATTGTTTCAACTTCGCCTTTGTAATCTGGATCTATTTGCGTCGCATAATCGATCAATGCTGACGCTAAGTGCACACACGCTTTCCTGTAGCGCATACGACGCATGGTTTCAGATGCAATGTCTTCGCCATGCTGGTATTGACGTAGTCCAATGCGTACCCATTGGCTAAAGTTGTTCATCTTGTTAGCTACTTCTGCTGTCTCAACCGTGAGGGAGACTTCCTTTCTGACCTTCATTGTTCAAACCGATGCGTATTTCCTACATAAAACCACCCGTACGGACGGGTATAATTTAGCAAAAAACCTACGGTGTCACTAAATAGGGGGTACTTTACCATAGGGGTGGTGGTCGGGGACGGGTGGTTTGACACCGGGGGCTCCGCTTCGCTCCGCGAGGATAGTGCAATATGCTTAAAGACCTGTTATGATAGGTTAATTTGGAGTGGGGAACTAGTCTGGATCTTAACTGGCAGAGAAAACCCCACTCCACCTCCCAATAAAAAGTGATTATAATGGCTACAAAAAAGACAAGCATGTTTACCCTAACCGAAAGGCTGACTATTACAGCAGCTAATACAGACACCTTTGCAACTATTGACCTTGGTTCATATGTTGACGTTGGAGATCGTCAAGCTCTCCAAGTTCACTCTGTTGACTTTATCTTCCAAGGTACAACTGCTTCTGCAATTGGGCCAACAGGTTCCTTTGGTGCAACAACAGCAGGTGTTGGAGTACAACTTACTGATCTAAACCGTGGCGGTTTGGTTTTCAGTAACGACAGAGCATTAGTTGCATCTGGTGTTCTTAACTTCGATTCTGATGCTTTCCTAACTCACGCTACTGACCTTTACCCTGATAACTTTGGAAAAGGTTCAGATGATGGACGATTTGTTGTTAACGATCAACTCTACATTA